ATTAACAGCAGTTGCTCCACCGCCTCCACCACCACCAGAAACGTTATTAGTGGTTTGATTATTAATTACTGTAGTTCCACCTACATTTAATCCTTCACCTAATATACTTAGAACTTGCCCTCCAAGATTAGGGGGAATTTCAATTGATAATTTTTCAACGTCAAGATTCATATCTCTCAGTTCATTAATATCAAGTCCTGCACTTGGAGCCCCAAAGAATCCAAGTCCAAGATTATCATCTGTTCTTAAACTTTTTATAGCAGTCTCAACTATTGGTCCAATGATATCTTGACCAAAATCCCGACTCATAGTAGAAGCAGGTTTCATAAATTCTTCAACACTAACTGCTTTTGCTGGATCAGGAGTTAAATATTGTGCAGCAGTTGCCATTACATCAATTTGACCTTGATCATTCTCAACAGCCTTCATTACCTTTTCTTCTTGCGTTCTAATAAGTCTAGAAGTAATATCTGCTTTGGTTTCAAATGGAGGAAATAGTTTATCATAAGAACCCGGACTAAGCAAGTTCATTAACCTCTGTGTATTTAGTTCCTCTTGGGATAGTCTTTCTTCTCTTGCTTTATCTTCTCTAAGTGATCGTGTTTCTGGGGCAAACAACGTACCGGGCCCACCATCTTCTTGAAGTCTTTTAGCCTGCAATGTTCTCAAATAAAATGCTTCTGCTCTTTGCAAATCTTGTTCTGAAGATAACCCCGCAGCTGTACTTTCTCGCACTTTTCTTACAACTATACCAAGTTCTTCAACGTCTTTATCTGATATCATTTTTCCTTCAGATGAATATCTCTCGGCAATATTAATAACTGGCTTATAAGCTTGTGCCATTTGACTTGGTAGAGAATCTGGACGGATAGGGTCTGCATCTGAACCAGAAATTTGGTCTAATATTTTTTTCTCTGTTTCGGGAGATACATCTCCTACAGGGAGTTGCTTTGGGTTATCTAAAATGTATTTTAGACCTAATCCAGCAACCGTAGCAGTAGCAACACCTGCAAGAATACCTAACCCTATAGGTGATAAAAGCAGAGCGCCTAACCCACTCAATAATGCCATTCCTAAACGACCTTGAACATATGCTTGCGCAAGATCGCCAATACTTAACCCACCAATACCTTTCTTGGCATTTTTACGATCTTCATTGTTTTGCTTTTCTTGCTTTTGTGATGCACGTTTTGATTCACGTCTATCTTCAAGGTCTTCTAATCTGTCTCTACCTGCAAGAGCAACAAATTCTGCCATACGTCCATCAAGAGATTTAATCGCCTGAGTGGTTTCATCCTGTTCAACCTGTAGGTCAAACATGCTCTCTTTTAATTCTTCAATTACTTGTACAAACGTTGCCATTTATCTTCTCTGCTCTTGTTGCTTTCTTTTTTCTTTTTCATTTTCAAGATGACTGACTAACAATGACAAATAAACTTCCCTTTCCCAAGGCATTAAACTTTCAATGTCACTTAATGAATATCGATAATGATGCATTAATTGAAAGTTAGTATGATATAGATTTAGTAACGTTTCATGAGAAAGGCTTATCAAAAAAAATCATTCGTTCCTTGCAAGATTCTAGTGTTTTCAGTATCACAAGATTCACAATTAAATTTTAGAGTATGTCTTAAAGAAGGAATACTATCAACAAACTTCTTGATTTTTTCAAACTGAGAAGAAGTTAAAGATTCTACAAAGTTGACAATCTCTTCATGAGGTTCATCCTTGACCATAAATCTTTCTTCTTCAGTTTCTACTGCTTCTAAACAAGCATAGAATGTTTCCATGTTTCGTTCAATTTCAGTATTATTGTCTAATGCATTTGTTTTTAGAATATCATTTAATGATGGATACTGCATAGACAAAGTAATTTCATCATTTAGTTTGATGTTTTTATCTGTTTTAGGATTAGTTACTTTAATATCATCAATAGGAATGATAACTTCGTTTTTATGATTACAAGATTTACATCCAATGTTTACTGATGACGTTTCTCCTACAGACTTTGATCGAATTTGCAAGAACAAGTATTCAAGATCAAAAATAGGCATCTCAAAAATATCAATATCTTCAATCATACAAGAATTGACAGTATCACCAATTGCATTAATAATAATCTTTTGGTCTTGAGATTCCATTGCAATCAAAAGAATCTTTTCTTCTTTGATGAGAAAAGGTCTAAACTTAACCTCTTTGCCAGTAGAAGGAATTTTAGTAGTATATTTAATCGACTCATTAAGTTTAGGTAAAGCCATGCTATAGTAACTCCATTAAGTAGTGCGTTCCCAATCAGTGAATGCCAGCTGCACGTTTACTTGGGTGATTTGGTTTTGTAGTCCATCTCCTAACTCAATAGGACTTATGGTAACAGGGAAAGCATTTTTTAACTTAACCCCATATACTACAGATTCAGTTTCTTTGTCTAACTGTTGGATTTCTACAGTTTTGCTATAGTCATTTTTGTATTTTAACTCATAGGTATCAAACCCAATAATGTCTTCATGCCAGTCTTCAAAATAGTTTTTAATGACGTATTCATTATCTAGTAAAAATGTTAGACTTACATCATCAAAGATAAATCCATAGGGCATCTTTTGTGTGACCATACCAATACGTCTTTCAGTAGTGGTGATCTGTCTACCCGGTAAGTTTGTTGCCTGACAAAGAATATCACCGACAGCATTCAACCCCGGAATCCTAACTCGATACCTATCCGGTCTAGCTGGTGCCTTTGCAGACATCGCTGCCTTTAAGTCTTCAATGGTTGCCATGTTATGCTCTCATCTTTCTTCTGGAGTCTTTGTATACTTCACTGCTGCTTGCCTTTTCAAAGTCTGCTGTCGGCAAGAACGTAGCAATCTCCCATTCAGGGGCAGGAACCATAGCAAGTCTAGAACGCACATGGGAACTTAGATACCTTTTCAAGCAAGGTCTAAATGCTTTTAACTTAGATGCACGTTTTAACATTTCATAGGACAACCTGAACCGAGTAGATTCATCATATCTTTCATTATTTATAGTGTCGAGCAGTGCATCTAGAAACTTTGCTCTAGTAGCAAGGGGAAGATAGTGCAGGTTCAGTCCCATAAAACCTCTAGGTGCTGGACCTACCATTACAATCAATGGGAACCTGTCATAGTAAGGCAGTGTTTCTTTGTGCTTAGGATCATAGAAATACATATACATCTTGCCAACAGCAGGACGACTGCGCAGTTCAATAGGGTCTTCTTTCATCAGTTTACTTCTACTGACATTCAAGTTCTTTGCCTTGTTCATAAACCATGCACGGGACTCTTTACTCCGTGGAGTAATCCCTTTACGAAAGGCTTCAAACTCTAGTTTTTGAAATAGTCCTGCCATTTAGAACTTCATCCCCATTTGCTTTAGTGTGTGTTCGGTCCATATCTGAAAGTGCCACCCTCTATCTAGGCAATACTCTTTAGCTGCTTTCCACTTACATTCATTCTTAACATATTCTAGTGATTCAGATATAAATCTTTTTGTTCTGCGTTTACTCTTTGGTGGTCGGGTCTGCTTATCTGGTTTAATCTCTACCAGAACAACACTACCGTCCTTCATATTTAGTTTCAAATCAACAAAATACCGATGATATTTGTTGTCAACTGCACTAATATATGGTATGATAGTCTCTTCAGAAGACCATGATTTAATGTCTTCCTGATTTTCACACCATTTGAATGCAAATCTCTCCCAACCTGAACGATAAATAACCTTTGTATGGTCTCCGTCGTATTTCTCAGGTTTCTTTAACTTGTATTTACCTTTGTAAGTTTTCATAACCACCATATAAATAAGTATAAACTATTCAAATATTTATAGGATTACTAATGGCTGGATACAGGTTTCCTCTAGAGCAAGACGAGAAATATAAGGCCCGAGTACTTTTTGTTGCAAAAAACGCTACTGGCATAAAAACTTGTTCTTTATATTTTCCAGAAGCAGTAAACTTTTCTGACGGATTAGTTTATGATAACGCTAACTTAGGTATTGCTGGTGAAACGACAAGAAGAATAATTGAGAAGGCTGGTAACATAGATGGAAATACTATTAATAATATCGTAAAAACTGCTACTAGTGCAACTAAAAACACGTTTGGGACTATGGATACTATGGGACAAAAAGCCCGAGACATACTTCCAGAGGCAATATCTTTGGGTGTGCAGGGATTTACTCCCGATGAGATCAGTTCTGCTGTTTCGGTTTCAACGGGAATCACAGCAAACCCACATAAACGTTCCATCTTCAGAGATGTTGCACTTAGAACATTTTCGTTTTCATTTTTGATGAGTCCTCAAAGTAAAAAAGAAAGTGATCAGATAGAAAAGATTGTTCAATTTTTTCGAGAAAATGCGTATCCAGAGAAATTAGAAGAAGTAGGTGGATTTGGATATAAATTTCCTACTAAATTCTTAATTCATTTTTTGTATGATACGGGCGAAATATCTCAGGCACCAAAAATTTTAGAATCTTACTTAACAAGTGTTAATACAGTGCTGAATCCAAGGTCTTCTTCATTTTTTGAAGATGGTAAGGTAAACGAAGTTCAACTAACTATGTCTTTCCAAGAAGAAAGAGCATTAGATAAAAAAGATATTGAGGACTGTTATTAATATGTCATATTTCACAAACTATCCTACAGTCAATTATAAGTTTGGTAATGAAACAATAAATACTTCTGTTCAAGACATTGGTGCTTACATTGATTTGATTGATAGAGTCAAGGATGACATTTCTTTTTATGAAGAATATAACCTGAGAGATGGTGACAGACCTGATCAAGTTTCTAATGACTTATATGGTTCTCCTGACTACTACTGGACGTTCTACCTACTAAATGATGAATTGAAGAGAAGAGGATGGCCTTTGCTTAGGTCACGTATTAGTGATAAAGCAAAAGAAGAGTATCCTAATACTACTCTTACAACTAGAGCAAATATTTCTGAACAGTTTCTAGTAGGCAGTAATATTACTGGACAAACATCCGGTGTTACAGGAAAGGTCTTAAGAAGAAGACCCGATCTAGGTCAGATTATTGTTGAGAAGACTCCTACTGACAGAGTATTTACAGGTGATGCTGATACTAATAGTGAGTTAGAAATTGAACTAACTTCAGGAGAAACATTTGTTAATACTAGTGAGTGGGCAGTAACTGTTAGTGGTAGTGTAACTCCTATAGAGAACTTTAGTATTGTTACTACAGAAAATGATACAAAAGCGACTATTAGCAATCTTTCTTTTGGTTTTACCTACGAAGTTACATCTAAAGTATTAACAAATTTGAATTTTATTAGTGGAGAATCTATTCTTACTACAGAGAATGAAGTAGACAAGGTTATTAAAACTGATAAATCTGTAGAAGAATATAATGCTAAACATCACTATGAAGATGCTAGTGGTCAATATATTGATATCAATCCTAATGCTCCATTTATTCAAAGAGTATCGTATGAGATTATTTGGGATGGGGCAGGAACAGCCGCCACTGATTTTACTATCGATAAGATAAAAATCTCTAACCTGTCATCTATCTTCACTGACTTCAGTTTAGATGAGGTGACAACACAGGCAGTGTTGGGCAACGTTATTCCCGGTGGTTCTGCACTTACTATTGGTGGTCTTCTACAAGTACAGTTCAACAATGATGATGAATATACTGTAGATGACTGGCAAACAAACTTCTTAGGAGGCGTTCTTGGATTTACAGAAGAATTCCAAAATGTTGTTGCACTTCAGTTAGGTGCTATTGTAAACTCTATCACAGCTTCTGGCGGCACAGCACCTACTAGTATTGTATACCACACCTTCACTCTGGTAGATAACCAACTCAACCTTTACGGCGCAGATACAACCACTCCACAGTATCTGGCATTTGAGTTTAGATCAAACGTGAATGTTGATATGACTACTGTTCTAAGTGGGGTATATGAACCTCTGGCATTTGATACTATTACAGCAAACGACTCTCTAATTGAAAATCAAAGAAACTTTGTAGTCTATAAGAACGTTGGGTTCGCAGGCAGTTCTATCAGCGAATCACCTTTCCTTGATACTAAAACAACAGGTGAAGATGGTATTCTGGCAAACAACTCTGCATTTGTATTTGTTCAAAATGAATTTGAAACATATATTTCTGAAAACTATGATGCTATTATTCCAGCATCTATTACACCAGTAACATTCTTAGAAAGATATGAAAAAGATAATGAAGAGGTGCGGCCTATCAAAGTTCTGAGACCTAATGTAGTTGCTCAGTTTGATAGACAGTTTAAAAGAATCTTGTCCGAAACATCTTCAGAGGAAGTTTCTGCTACTATTGGTAATGCTTTGGGTGATACAACATTCACTGCAACTGCTACTAATACTGCTGTTGCATCTGCTACTACCTCAGTTTCATCTGGGGGTAGTAGTTACTAATGAGTACCACAGGTCGTCATCATCCTCTATATGTTGCTCAAACTAGAGTCTTTGTAAGTTCTAGTAGATATGGCACTAGAGATATTTCTGCTATCACTATAGAAGTAAATATGTATGAGAATATTGGACTTCCTTATATTACAGGTCGTCTGATTATTATTGACTCTGCCAATGCATCTAATGCTGTTCACTTTCAGGGGCAGGAAAGAGTTACTATTATTGTACTAGACTCTGAAGCAAACCCTATTATGAACAAAGAATTCATCTGTGTTGGTATTGACTTCAGTCAAAAGGTCGGTGATGATAAATCTGGTTTTTCTGTAAAACTTATTGAAGAGCATGTATTGTTAAGTAACAGTACTCGCTTCAGCAAAGTGTATGAAGGTAAACCAGATGCTATTTGTAACCAGATTTGTTCTGAGCAATTGGGCGTCTCTGTAACACCCGAAGGTAGTCCAACACAGTCTGATATGCGAGTAGTATTTCCTTTTACTACATCACCACTAGAAGCAGCAAACTGGATGGCTGCTCGTTGCACTAATGCTAATGGTATTCCATTCTACTTTTATTCTACTATGGATGATAATAATCTACAACTCAAAGATATCTCTAACCTTCTAGGGCAAGGTGCCTTTAATGCCGATGACCCTTATATCTTTGGCACTACATCGAATATATCTCCCGGTTCAGAAGAAGACTGGGATATTCTTAGTAAAAAGATTACCAACTATACTATCAATAATAATGAAGACACTCTGTTGGCAATGGCAAGGAATGTGTTTGGTGGATACTATAATTTCATTGATACTTATGAATATGGTGGAGAAGAAATCAAATATCAACTCACTGATCCATTAGAAACATTGCCTAAACCTAATGGTTCTACAACATACAACTATGATCCAGCATTTACCACTGGTAGACCTTATCATGAAGGTCAAAATACATATACATCACAGGTAGTGACACGCAAACTCTTTGATGATAAATTCTCTTTCTTGGAAGAGGATACTGTTGATAAACATCTTAATAAATCAAAGTCTAGAGCAATCTATGCATTTATGGATCAACAACCTATTAACGTTACTGTTCCGGGTATTTCATTCGGTTTTGATAAACTTGGTCAGCAAATGGATGTTTATATTCAAAAAGATATTCCACCAGAAGAGAAGTCTAATATAGAAAGTGTAAGAGATAAGAAAAGATCAGGTACTTACCTTGTTCAAAAAGTCATGTATACTATCTTTAATAACAGACTGACTGCAACTGTTACCGCAACCAAAACCAGCACTGATCCAATCTTGGGTGCTGAACAACTGAATCAGAACTAGAGATATGGAACTATACAAGGTCATACAGAAAGAGTTTTATGGTGATGATACCCGATGGTTTTTGGGTATTGTTGAAGATAATAAAAATGATCCTGAAAAACTTGGTAGAGTTAGGGTCAGGGTATATGGTGCGCACAACGCTTATAGAGATGAAGTTCCAACTGAGTTGTTGCCATGGGCGACAGTAATGGTTCCTGCGACCTATGGAGGAGTATCTGGTGTAGGTAGAAGTCCTACAGGCATTGAACAAGGATCATGGGTCTTTGGTATCTTCTTGGATGGTAAACATTCACAGAACCCTCTGGTTATTGGAACGATGGGTAAGATTGAACAAGAACCCGGCGAA